GAAGACTCTTGAAAATACTCGCCTTTAATGAATGGTAGTGTCTTACGTGTATACTCTTCATCCAATATCAGGTGTTTCAGTATTTTTTGTTCCAAGTTCATTCTTATACCTTTTTTCTGCTTCTTCTAATGAGATTCTTAGAAGATCATTTAAAATTTCACCAAGGTGTGCTTCAAAGTTTTCTGTACCTTGTAACGCTTTGTGTTCTTCGCTTATTATATCATAGTTGAAGCCGATTGAATAGGTCCCGTCAGGATTTTCTTCTTCGGCAAAATTAATTTCACCAAAATGAAATACTGTGTCTTTAAAGTCACCAGCAGTAATTCTAATGGTAGCGACAACATCTTTATCTTTGTATCTGATATCGCTCTGTGTAATTTCATAAGTTTCTTCAATCTTCATTTGCTAACTCCAATTCTTCTTCATCTTCAACACCACCAACGCTATCTTGTCCGTACATGAATTCTTTTTTACATGCTTCGTCAATTAAGGCAAGAATGTCTTTAGTGAAATACTTTTCTGGTTCAGCATTGATGTTCTTACCAAAGACCTTTACGCCATTTGACAATACGTATTGCGTAGAGACTTTCTTGATGATACCATACTTTTCTGCAATGTCAAGTAGCCCATAGTAACGATCTAAGCCTTTGCTGTATGTGATTCTGATTTCAACAAATTTATTTTCTTTTGTTAAACGACTCTTGTGTAATTTTGCTTTAACAATGTTACCAACAACTTCAGTGCCATCTTTGTCTTTCTTCTTAGATAGATATACAATTGTAGATGCTGTGTACTTCAAACCAGAACCACCAGACATTTCTTTCATTGGAATGTATGAACCAACAACATCATAAACGTGATTCGTTACGATCAAAGGCACACCAATCTTAGCAAGTTTCAAATTCAACACACGGAATGTTGCTTTGAGAATTGCACTCTTAGTCATGTCTTTCGTTTCTTTACCTTCAGCGGTGTCTTCCATTTCTTTAGTAGAAGACAACTGACCGAGCGAATCAAGAACCATCATCATTGGTTTACGTGCTGATTCTTTTTGTGCAGAATACTTTTCGATGATTTGTAATGCAGTATGACGAAACTTCTGAATTGTATCTGGCTCAGAGATAACAACACGTTTAGTATCTACACCACGACTATCCATCATAGACTTTGTAACTGCGGCTTCAGTGTCAAAGTAGATCACACCGCCATCAGGATTTGCATCAAGAAACTGTTTGATAATACCAAGCACAAAGAAAGTCTTACCAGTTGAAGACTCACCCGCAAATGCTGTCACTTTGTTGTTTGGTACGCCACCATAGATGCTACCACTCAGTAACGCATTCAGTGCATAAGAGCCAGTGTCGATGCTACCACTAAACTCAGCCGATGCGCCACCATCGGAAAGAATCTTTGTATCATCATCTTTCAATTGCTCAACTAAATCCGTAAAAAAATTACTCATTGTGTTTTTCCTTCATAATATTTGTTTAATAACTTTGGCGAATGTTGTTCATACTCAGTAACATCAGGTTCGCTTTTCTTCTGCAACTCTAACTCATAGGTACGTTTACGGAGTTCCGATGTGCTATAACTATGATTTCTTACATGATAGTATAACTCAATTCCGTTCTCAATGCAATATTGTTTACCAGTAAAGTCTTTATTTTTGTATTCTTCACCGAGAAATCTGATATGCATTGTCTGTGTCATAATTAGATTAGCTAAATCTTCTTCGGTAAGATAAACAAGAATCTCATCCACATATTTACATGCTTGCAATTGAACATATCGTTCATACACCGATTGTACTGGTTTATTCTTTGTGCTAGGTCTATCTACTGTAGGATCAACTTGTAACGCAACAATTAAATAGTCACATAATTTTTTTTCCATTTTTAGCATCGTCACATGACCAGCATGAAATAAATCAAATGACGAACAATTAAAACCAATTTTCATAATATATCTCTTTTTTATCCTCTAGTGAGAGTAAGCACCTTGTCGATCTGCTCTTGAATTTTTGAAGTGCGATTAGGCCAGTAAATATATTCCTTCTCTGGATTTTTCATCAAGTTTACAAGTAGTGGCATAATGAGTTGTTCTAATTCTTTTAGATTCTTTTTTACGTCTGCCGTCATGTTCTGACGTTCTGCATCAAGCCCAAGTTTACCTTGATTATATAACAATAACATTGTGTCTAATTTTTCTTCTACACGTTGCAAAGACTCTGAAGATTGCGTTATCGTTTGTTTAACAGTAACTGTGTCTTCTAATGTGTTTGGGTCAACTGTTCTATTGACTTCCGATTCGTCAATTGCACTAAATCCAAAATCATCTTCTTTTCTAAACGCTAGGTATTCTGCGGGTATTGTTCTTGTTGTCATGTGGTGTTCTTTTCCTTGAGTTTGGCTTCTATTGCGCGGTAGTTATCATCTGAAAAAGCCGATTGTGTGCAGTCGTGCCTTTCTCTGTCCGTCAGCCCTACCCATGTGCGTTGTGGTGGGTAGTTGTTTTTGCTACAAGCCACACATTCATAAAGAACATCCGCTTTGCATTCAGGACACATAGGCTCCTGCACTGGCTGTGGTTGATGCAATAGTGGCTCATTGGTAATGTGCTTGCGACCATTGCTGTCTGTAATTATGCGTGTTGTCATGCGAAAAAGTTCTCCAATGAAGAAACACGTTCAGTTCTCCAACCAATTGTGTTTACGATTGTTTTTAATGGATCAAGATATGCTTTATCAAACTGCATATCGTAGTCGATATATTTTTCTACGCCAAACTCTTTAGGTAAGACTGTCAGAATAGAAAACACATTTTCTTGAACGGGATTTGGAACTTTCATGTAACAGAATTTAGTCTTATCACCATCTTGTATAAGTTGATACTTCTTAGTCAGTTTATATTTTTTCAGAAACGCATTAAACATTATCGCACCACGCACATGCATAGGTGTGCCTTTTGAATATAGTTCCGAACTACTCATGTATTTAGATAGGTCACTAACGCCACGTGGGAATGCAATGTCTTCGAATGGAAGAGTTTTGAATTCTTGTTTGAATGCTTCCACAAAAGATTGAAAGTCTGTTTCATTACCATTCATCACAATCTTCAGAGACTCTTTAATCTTATCTCTGCACGACATTGGTGTGGAAGATTTGACAGCTTCAATGCCCATCATCTTTAGCTTTGGCTCTGCGAATCTAACACCCTCAGAGTCATACACGTTTAGAATGTAACGTTTCTTTGCGGTCCAGATACCTTTGTTGGCAATCACCTCACGCTTCATCTGCATCTTCTGGTCGAATGCATTCATGTAGTCTGCTAGTTCTTGGTATGACTTGTCGATGAATGGTTCGAATTTTTCGATACATGCTTTGTTGACGAAATCAACAATTGTTTCAACTTTCGTTTCACTCTTCGATCCGTAGACCATATTAACAAGCGGACCAAGATTGACGTATACAGAGTCCGTATCCGATGCGATGACATAATCAATATCCTTAGTTTTCAATAGTTTGTTTAGGTAACCATTCAACTTCATTTCAATCCATCGAATGGCTAGTTGACCAGACAGAGTGATTGCCTCTGCTTGTCGAATGTCAAAAAATCTAAAATATTGATTACCAAGTGCGCCATAAGCGGAGTTCAATTGTACTTTCTTTGCCAATTGCAAGTTCTTGTACTTTGAAATCTGATTTGTTATTTCACGTTTACGTTCTTTATCAGTTTCTTTTTCATAAGCCTTTTGAGCCTCAATCATTTTCTTTTTGTACAATGAACGATCATCATACATGCGTTGCATCATAGCAGGCAAGAAACCTTGCTTGTCACGCTTGAAGTAGTGTCCATTGGCTGCCATGCAATATTCACCCTGTGCTTGATATTCGCTGTTCAGCAAATTATCAATAGAGATGTTTGTGTGGCGACCTTCAACAATTGTTTCAGGTGAAACATTGTACTGCATAATCAAATGTGGATACAATGAGTTCAAGTCAAACGACACAACCCATTCGTGCATACCAACGATTGGGTCTTTCACATAAGCGCCAGCATACTGTTCGTCTTTTGGTGTACGAACATTCTGTGGCACAACAATATTTTGTTCAATCAATTCGTTATGAATCAAAGTATCCCACATGCGTACTTGCGTGAACACATCGGTGTAATTTACTTTAGCATCGTATGCGAGTGCCAGTGCCATGTCAATCAATTGCATCTTAGCATCGATACGATCCACAAGTTCAACGTCACGGATGTTGTACTCAATAAACTTTTGAAAGTTTGTTTTGTACAATTGGTGTAGACTTTCAACTTCAGAGTAGTCTAGTTTCTTTTCACCGAGTTCAAGATACGCAATGTGATTAAGACTAAAACTTTCTTGTTGTGAATAAGTAAACTTCTTGTACAGTTCAATGTAATCAAGAATAGCAATACCAACTAAGTCGAATGCTGTTTGTTGTTTGTTGTGAATCGTAGTTGTACGTTCACCGATTCTACGAAATGGCGATAGACGCTTTGCAGTATTTTCGCCCATGAGTTTTGTGATACGATTGTTCAGATATGGAATATCAAAGAATTGAATGTTCCAACCAGTCACAATGTCTGGTGATGTTTGTTCCCACATTTCAAGGAAGCGCATGATAAGATTATTCTCATCACGGCACTTGAGATATGTTACGTCATCACGATTGGTTTCATAGTCACCACAGCCAAACACATAGAAGTGTTCGGCTATCTTAAACGTGATGGCAGTAATTGGCTCACTCGCAGATGCAGGTTCAGGAAAGCCATTTTCAGAACCAACCTCAATGTCAATATTTGCAATCTTAATTTGTTGCGGATCATAATCTATTTTTCCTGGATAAGTTTCATTGATGTACACATATGGAAAATTTGTTGAGCCATACACTTTAAAGTTGTCAACATCTTCATACCGTTTCATAAACTCAATAGCATCACGCATTGTTCCTTGCGACACGGCTGCAAGCGACTGTCCATCTAATGTTCGATACTCAGCATCTTTTGTGCCAGCAGGCAAATACAATGTTGGATCGTATTCAACCTTTTCGTTGAATCTTCTGCCATCTTTGTAGCCACGAACAAGAATTTGATTGCCGAGTTTAGAGAAGTGTGTGTAAAATTTCATTAATTAATGTTTTTCGGTAAACAATGTCGAAGTCATTGAGTTATTATACACGGTTTTTATATAAAATGCAAATAATAAAAAAAAAAATGGGTGCCATTGCAGCACCCATGATGTTATTTAAAACGTTTTGCTTTGTGTTCTCTCGCATCTTGAATTCCTTCAAGTAGTGCTAAGAAAAATCGTTTTAGTAATTTCATAACATATCATTCTCAGTTAAATATTGCTTAGATGATTGTTTAGTTTTAGATTCGGCATCCTTAACTTCAATTTTCTTAGGCTTCTTGTGTTCTGGAATGATTCGTTCCAAAGCAATCTTCAACATACCGTTAATTAGGGCGGCATCTTGAATTTCAATTTGGTCATCAAGTGCAAATGTGCGAGTGAACGCACGATTAGCAATTCCTCTGAACAAGAAATTGTCTCCATCATCTTTTGTACTACCAGCAACAATTAGTTTGTTGTTTTCAAATGTGATATCGATTTCTTGTTTACCAAAACCAGCAACAGCAATTTCAATGACGTATGTATTGTCACCAGTCTTGCGAATGTTGTAGGGTGGATAGTTAGGAATATTCTTAGTCACATCATCATGTATTTTTGCTAGACGATTGAATTGGTCATCGAAGCCAACAAAAAATTTATCAAAGTCTTTGAATCCTGTTGCGCCAAAAATAGCGGGTAATGGTGTGTGTCCCATATTGTGTCTCCTCTTACTTAGTTTTTGAAAACGCTTTTTTAGCGTCAAAAGTATATGCAGAAATGCCAAGAGTTGTAAAAAACTTATTGACTTCTACTGCAACAGCTTTTGCGTAAAGTGTTTGCGCTTCAATGAAAGTATTGAGGGGTTTTGCAAGTTCTTCATTCTTGACGAATGTTTTG